AAAGCCTCAACTTGGGCTTCTAGCTTACCAAATTCTCGTGGATCAATCTCAGACATTTGATTTCCTTGGACGACCCATCTTTTTAACAGGTACTGGAGGTTGCAAGACTATTTGCTTCTCAGAAGGTTCTTCTTGAACTTCGTCAATTCTGACGTAACCTTGATGACCTTTCATCGAATCAATATCGTGTTGATAGGTAAAAGTGACTGTCTGTCCACTTGTTAAACATCTAAAGGTTGCCATAAGAACTCCATTAAAAAGGGGGTTATTAGCCCCCTTTTATTAGACCATGCGAGCTACAACAATACGAAGTGTTGCAGATGCTAAGTCAACTGTTGAACCAGATTCATTCTGAATACGGAACTTGACTGTGTTTGCGGCAGAAACATAACCTGTTACTGTCAAACCAACCAAATCCACACCCAAAGATGCACCAATAACCATGTCGCCTAAAGCTACGCCAGGGATTGTTACATCGTCTGTCTCGCCAGCGCCATCAACCAATGAACCTGCGTCCAAAGTTGCACGTACAGCCCATGTGTCGCTAAACAAGCCACGGAACTGGTCATTACCCCTGCGGGATACTACTGCTGAAGCGGTTGCCATAATAAATTCCTCCTAGATTAGAAAAAATCCCCCCACCCGTGAAGATGAGGGGAAAATGGCAACTATTAGGCTGGAACTGCTAACGCAAATGCGCTAGAAGACAAAGCTGCACCAGTTGTAGCGGCAGTACGCATGGCTTTCACACCATACAGAGTGTCCGATGTGAACAAGGTAGCAAGGTAGTCTTGTTTGTACTGAGTCTGTGAACGGATGCCCACTTGCTCAACCAAGACCATAGAGTCCTTGTGACCCATCAAGCAGATACGATCAGCGCCAGAGTTACCAGCACCAGTATCAGCATTGCTTGTTGTGTACACGGGGATACCATACAGTTGACCGATTTCACCATTGCGGATCGCATTGCCATTACCAATGAAAGCCTGCTCGGTGTAACGGGACAGACCCATCAATGTGTTGCGGCTTGAAGGAGGAATAACAAAGAAACGACCATCCATAGGAGTGTCATTGTCGTCCAAACGCTGAATGGTGCGACGAATAGCGGCATCAGTCAATGCGGCTGCATTGGAAGATGTGCTGTTGTAAGCAGTAGTACCATCAGAACCGATGAAGGCTTTGGTGGATGTATTGCTTGTAGCGTAGTCGTTAGTACCGACAGTAGCACCATTGAATGCACGACCCAATTGGATCAAGCTAGTGTCTACTTGCTTGGCAAGCGCATAGCCCGCATCAGCAGTGTAGAACTGGCGCAAGCTGTTCAAGGCTTGTGCTTCAACGATGTCCTCAATGAAACGTGAATACTCAAAGTGTTGGTTAATAGACACTTGAATTTCTGTCTCAGTATCGGCAATCAGGGTAACGGCTGTTGAGGCCGCTTTTGCTGAAGCAGAACCACGGGTGGGTGCGGGGATGTGAACCACATCGCCCTTCTTACCTTTAAAGTTCATCTTCATTACGATGTTTGCCAAAACAAGATTTTTCTTGTAAGCGGCAATGATTTCATCACTCCAGATTTCTGGAATGAAGGTCGCTGCGGTGGTTACTGTTACCGCTGGGGTTGGATATGCCATGATTTAATCTCCTAAAGTTTAACGAACCCGTTTCTCTGCGTATGCTGCCATGATTTCATCACTTAAAGCATCGTAGCGATTCGGGTCTTGCATTTTCAGCCGAATGAGGTCAGCCCTTCTATAGATTCTTTTTGAACTCTCTCCTGATCCACCTGTATCAACTGCTACAGCTTTCATGGTCTTAGCCCGAGCCGCAGTGTCTGCTTGCTCAGATTCCTTAACCCTAACGCCTCGTAACTGCTTAAAAGTGGATAACAATTCATTGGCCGAATCATAATCAAACTCACCATCAGCTTTAGCATAGAGTCCCAAACGGATAGGTGATGATTTCACCCAGTTTTGAAACTCGGAATCATTGACTACTTGGGAGTAATCAGGGTGATCCTGCGCTAACTTCTGCTGAATCTGCATCTTTTTGAACTCTTGACCCGCTTGGCGAGCCGCTAGAACATCTGGATGTTTATCAATCGTATTTTGAACTGCTTTCTGAGGATTCTCAAAAAAATCAACTTCTGGTTCAATCTCTACTTGCTGTTGTTTGGAATTGAGGTTCTGCTTCAGTAATTCATCAGCCAATCTACGAACTTCACCGACCTCTTGGGCCTGTTTACCAATCATATTGTTGGCCTCTTGGTGCATTCGTATGACATCTTCTAAACTTTTCCCCTCATATAATTCAGGAAGTTTAGGTTTAGTCTCCTCGACTTCAATCTCACCTAGCTCATCAGATTCTTTATCAACTAACATATTTTGTTCCTGCCAAAATGGTTATAGGAAAATTAACCAGGCGCATTGCGCTTATTGGTTAGCTTTACGCTCCGCATTCAGTCTATCTAAGTGGCTTCTCTCGAACCTTCCGTGCGCTGATGGAAACGTCCCAGACCACCCTTCTAAACGAAATGCTGGCGCTGACAAAATGCGATGAGTTTCCTCACCACACTCACATACTAGACTTGTTGCCTCATAATCAACAAATCTCTCTGTCTTGTGCCTGTTTATACAGGCAAATTCATACATTCTTCTCATTTAAATCCTCGTATGCACGTTCGCTTGCCCATTTCAGGGTTTGTAGCCAAATTAGGATAGAAATCTCACCTTTGCGAAATTGTAAACTTTTTTCGTCTGCAATGGTAGATACATTATTCATAGATTCAAGCATTTTGTCTACATCTTGCATTAAATCATGCCATCCTTGTTGGGAGAATAGATCAAACCTATCCTCATAGTACTTTTGGAGATCAGGGGTCATGCTTGACCCCAAGGTGTCCCAGAAGCCGTTACTGGTGCTTTCTGCAAAGCGATTTGAGCCGCCAAAGAAGCCTCTGTAGCTGTCTTGTTTACAGATTCCCAGACCCAATTAAGGACTGTGGCTTCTGTGAGGTCTGCGTAGGGAATGGTAGGAGTGCCTTCAGACCATCCAACAGTTGCATAGATAGAGGCTGTGTGTTCTCCATCTACTGCTGTGGCTCTCCAATGGGCACAGGTTACAAAGCCATCGGCTGTGTTGCTGTCAAGGGTTGAGATTGTCCAAGTGGTAGTCATTATTTAGCCTCCAAAGCAGTAATACGTTGTGTCAATGTAGTGATTAGGGCTTGTTGTTCTTGAATAGCTGCAGTCAGTGTTGCAACCAAGAATGAAACATCAATGCCTTGATACTGTGGGTTGCCTTCAGCGTCTACAGCATCCTTCTCACCAGCTACAGCATCAGGACAAACTTCAGCTAGTTCATGAGCAATGAAGCCTTCGCCATTTGAATTATCTGCGTTCCATTTGTAAGTGCAAGGCTTGAGCAAAGCCACTTTAGCCAATGCACCTGTCATTGGGGTAATGGTGTTCTTTAGGCGATAGTCTGAGGATGTAGCGTAAGAAGTGGAAGAACCACTGGTAGATATTCTTCCGACATCGCCATTTCCATTAAAGAAAATAAGGTGATTTACACCGCTGGTTGTTGCCCCAACACTAGACTTAGAAGCAACTCCAAGCGGATTAGAAAGTTGAATTCCCGATACGGATGCTGAGGGCGTAGCGGTACACCCCACAAACAAGTTACCATCTGACGTTATTCTGGCTCGTTCTGTGTTGTTGGTTTGAAATAAGAATGGGTGATTTGTGTATGAACCAATAACTGGATTATCTACACCGCCTGTAAACTGGAATCCAAACTTAGCAGTTGTCAGTCCATTGCTGTTTTGAGCAACAAACATTGAATCTGCGCTTGAGTTTGCTTTAATGGCTACTTGAGTAGTGGTTGCTAAAACTGCTGGTGAAGTGTTGTTAATACCTACATTACCGCTTGAGTCAAGGCGCACACCAGAACTAGAGGTGTTATCTCCAAGAAAGTTTAAACTTGTTGTGCCAACTAGCAATGGGTTAGCAGCAGTTCCTAGCAACAAGTTGCCGTTAATCTGTGCTTTGTAGCCCCCTGTAATTGAAGTAACACCCACACCCAAGTTACCGCTTGAGTCTATTCTGGCTCGTTCTACGTCAGATGTTAAAAATGTAAGAGGCAAATAAGAACCAGTAGAACCATAAGTTGATGAAATTCCACTTACTGTTCCATTGTTAAAGATGCGAACTTGGCTATCGTTTGCGCTACCCTCAATATATATACCATTGACATTTGCACCTGACTGTTTAAGGTGTAATTTAGCACCAGGCGAACTTGTACCAATACCCAAGTTACCGCTTGAGTCTATTCTGGCTCGTTCTGTTTGATTTGTCTTAAATACTAAAGGATGGTTTGTGCGAGTTCCGATTGCGCCACGCGAACTTTCAGATTCCATCTCTGTTGTAACAGAATCTGTGGAGTTTATAGTTTGTAAAATACCAGTTGAACTACCACTAACAGCAAGCATTCTAAATCCAGCACCAAAATCGCTAGGACTTGTAGTTCCAATCCCTACATTGCCTGCCGATGTAATGCGCATAGACTCCGCACCGCCTTCGGTAAAAGCAATAGTGTCAGCCGCAGGGAAAAAGATACCTGTGTTAGTGTCGCCAGTTGTGGTAATAGCTGGGAGCGCTGCTGTTCCTGCTTGCACAGTCGTAACGCCAGAGGCAGACAACGTAGTAAACGCACCAGTATTAGCTGTTGTAGCGCCTACAGTGCCGTTAATGTTGATGGAGGCCGTGCCCGTCAGGTTAGTGACTACGCCGCTTGCGGGTGTTCCCAAAGCAGGGGTGATCAGCGTAGGGCTGGTAGCAAACACCGCAGCGCCAGTACCTGTTTCGTCTGTTAGCGCCCCAAGAAGTTGAGCAGAAGTAAACGAACCCAAAGATGTAGCGTTGCCAATGGATGTGACCGCACCCGTTAAATTGGCGTTTGTCGTGACGTTACTTGCTGTAAAGGCTGTAGCCGTTCCCGTAATATTTGTACCAACTAGAGCCGATGGTGTTCCCAAGTCAGGGGTTACAAGAACGGGTGAGTTGGACAACACGACATTGGTTGTACCTGTGCTACTAGTAACACCAGTACCGCCATTAGCAACGGGCAAGGCAGAGCCTGACAGACCAATTGCCAATGTGCCACTGGTTGTAATGGGTGAACCCGTAACAGACAAAAATGCAGGTACAGTTGCCGCCACACTGGTGACCGTTCCAGAACCACCGCCCGCATTGATTGTCTGATTAGGCCAACTGCCTGTGATCGAAGTGATGTTTGTACCAGCAACCAAGCTAGGCGTTGCAGTACCCGTACCACCGCTTGCAACCGCAAGAGTGCCAGCCAAGGTGATAGTGCCAGTTGTGGTGATTGGCCCACCGCTTGTAGTCAAACCTGTAGTGCCACCCGATACAGCAACACTTGTTACCGTACCCGTACCCGCGCTTACATTGACCGTGACATCATCGCCCGAATTAGTAGCAGTAACAGTCGCGCCAACAAAGTTGATGTTCTTTACACCCGTGGAGATTGAGCTACCCTCGTCACTAATGCCCACCGCACCGTTGGTAGACATGGTGCTGATAACTTGTATCTTTTGAGCCAATTCTTGCGAGACAACCTCACCAACATTTAACTCTCGCCCGTCTGACAAGGTAATGATTAAGCTGCCATCAAAGTCAATATTTGCATTGACAACCGACACGCCGTCTTGACCATCAATGCCGTTAATGCCGTTCAGACCATCAATGCCTCGAGCGCCTTGCAACCCATCACGACCTGATTTTCCGTCCTTACCAGGTTTACCATCTATACCGTTGCGCCCATCTCGCCCATCTTTGATGTTGGCGACCCGCCTCTCAATTGCTTTGCCAGTTTCATCGTACCGCGCCCGAATATCGGACTCCATCTTTTTGAGGGCTTGCAACACCAGATCAACATTGGCCGCGATCTTTTGTTTTTGGACTTCTTTGCTCTCAGCAATTGACTTGTGGATTGACTCAAGCGCCGCCAGCTTGTCATCGTCAGACATTGAATCGAGATCAATCATTTCAATGCTCCCGAAAGTTGGTCAAGGAACTCATTTTCTACTGAGCGTAGATTCTCTTGTTTGTTTGCCATTTGCAACTCTACAATCTTGGACTTGTTCTTGATGTCGGCTTCTTTGAGCATCAACTCCGCGATCTTGACCCGTTTGTCAAACTCTTTGCCTTCGTTGTCATCTGGCAGATTCTTGGTCAGCGCGGCCATAGTCTTAGCTTGCGATTCTTGCGGCATAAGCTGTGTTTCTACCGACAACTTCTGAGCTTCTGCACGATTCTGCTCTGCTTGTGTAGTCTGAACGGCAATCTGAGCCTGAGCCGCTTGCAGTGCCAACTGTTGCTGAACTTGTTGCATCTCTTGAGCCTGTGGGTCAGGTTGACTCATCTGATCCAAAGCACTCATCAACTCAAATCTGTTACTCAAACTAGAGTTAT